CCGAAATACACTCTCGTGCATTTCGTTGTTATAACAGAAGTTCTCTACCCAGCTTCTCGCATAAGCCAAGCCACCAAAGCTAGCAACAACCACACCAGAGTTAGCATACACCACCTTGTACATAGTTCTCCTTAGAACTTTAAATACTAAAGCCACAAAAAAAGAGCCCACCTGAGTAGGCAGACTCTATGTTACAAAAACTTATCAGGGATTTCAACCTCAGCGCCTACTCTCATGTGCACGAAGCAGCGCATGACAGCCTCACAGGGGTTATTCCCTCTTTGGTTGAAGAATACAAAGGCAGAGCGGCTGACGTTAGGCTTAGAGCCCCGTGCAGTCCATCCCGGAGCACCTTCAGGCATCCTGAAGACATCAATCTCGTTCTCCTTGAGGACTCTCAGGAAGTGGAGCCCACTACCGCAGTAGTCAGGGATAGCGTCAGGGTTACGATTCAGCCATTCAGGCTCGTACCCATCGGCCAGCCCTGCTGCATAGTTCAGGGCCTTGCCTGTGAGTCTAGACGCAAGGACTTTCATGATTCAATCCTTCTTAGCCACGATACCGGGCTTCGTGATGGTATCAAGGATTTGAGACATGAGAGACTTCACCTCCTGGAGTTCCTGCTTCACAGTGTCCAGCTCCGAAGCAGTCTCAACGGCCTCCGCAGGAGCAGCCTGTACGGTTTCCTTCACCTTCTGAGCCTCTTGAGCCTGAGCCTTGAGTTGTTCCTTCTCGGCCTGCTTACGTGCCTTCTCGGCTTCAGCCTCCTTAGCCTTCTGGAACTTCTCAATCGCACGAATAGCCGTAGTCTTATCGTAAACGACATAACGACGACCCGAGGGCATCGGAATCTCAGCCGAAGGGATCAGACCCAGCTTGTCCAGCTTCGTGCGAGCCTTCGGAGTGGTGCTGTGCATCATACGAGCCAGAGCGGTGATGTTGATTTGTTCAGATTGACGAGCCATGTTCAATTCTCCTAACAGTTACTATAGGTTTAATCCGTCAAGAGTCCCTTGTTACTCCCTGAAACTAACTTCTTATTGTTTCTTTACTTAACCAGGACACCGAACCAGTGCAGCATCAGAGCTGCAAAGATGATCCCGAGTGTGACAGCCAATGCGATATCTCTTAGTCTCTCAGCCTTTGAAGGTCTTGTAAAGAGTAATCTATCCATGTTAGCTCCTATGTGCTTTGTGGGTGCCGATAAGCATAGCATAAAGCATCCGATGAAGTGTCTTCTTTGTCAAGTACCCTAACAGAAAAATATCTTTACCGTCTTCAAGGACTAAAACTAATCCTTTAGGATTCTCTTTGACTTCATAGGCCCTGCCGGTGCGCTCTTGGAGCTGTGAGGCTAGGCCGTGGGGCATGTCCGTGGAGTACTTAGGCGAGCTCATCGGGTATCTCTACTTCATCGCCCAGCTTGGAGGCTACGTAGCAGCGCATGGCAGCTTCAAGGGGCGTTGCTCCTCTACCCAGCACGAATGCCGTGTGTGATTCAGCTACCCAACCTGTCAGCCTTGCTGAGACAGGCCAAGGAGCAATCCCCTCGCGCTCAATGATTGGCCCTCCCTGTGCCCAATCCGTGGAGTACTCAGGCGTAGGGTTCCCCCAACCATGTTCGTAGCCTTGCCATGCTTCGTATCCGTCCTGTGCAAGCATCCAAGGACAGCGCCACTCGTGTCCTTCAAGCCGCGCCACGACATGATTAAGGGCGTTGCCGGACAACTCAGAGGTTTTAACTACTTTCATTGTTCATTCTCCAAGGCTCAACCAACTAACATGCTCTGCAGTCACCGACAGGATAGTAGCCCTGTTGATTGCTCTGTAGTCCTGCTTTTGCATGTCGAATGCTGTGATGTACTGCTCAGGGTTGAGCGTTGATTGTCCGCCCTTGAGGTGCTTCGTGACCCCCAATCGACAGACCATCTGACGCACTGTTCCGTCCTTCTTTATGAACCGGACAGTTACTATGCGGCCATGGCTATCAAGGATTAGGTTATCTAGCTTCATGGTCAGACGTTACGGTACACAAAGCCCGTTTCGGTTTCGGCTACAAAGGGTGTTTCAACCTCCAGGAATGCCTTAACAGCGTCTTTCTTCTCTTCCTCATCTGCACAACCAGACAGGTCAATGCTGTAGTTGTCCGCTATATCCTGCACAGAGTCTTCGGTGAAGTCACAGCAGATGGCGATAACGTCAAGCTCCATCTCTTCTCCGCAGCTCTCTTCGTAGTCCTCCAGATAATCGAACAGAGCCTTGAGCCCTTCATAGCTGAAGTTGTCAGGACGAATGCGCTTGAAGGCATCGTGGAAGTCATAGAAGTTGACGGTCTGTTTCATGGTTCAATTCCTTTGAAGGTTTAACGTGTGGATAGTATGACAGGGAATGTACTTTAGGGAACTTAGGGGAAACCCTAGTTTTAGTCCTCAAACCCCAGGTTTTGTTTTTCTTCGTCGGTCATCTTGTCGAAGCAGTAAAGCCACAAGTCGCCATCCTGATAGAGCCGATAGACAGAGCCCTCAGCATCCGTATAGCTGGCATTGTCCAGAATATCCGTCCATGCATCCCAATAGCTCTTATGGTCCGGTCCTGCATTGCAAGCTTCAACGGCCCATTCCGTGAGCCCTTCCCAATCATTGAGGATGATCGACTGTACGAAATCTCTAGGGATGTACTGACCGCGTGAGTCAGACAGAAACAACATGACAGACTCACGGATCACGGTATCGTTGCGCTTTGACATGGTTAACTCCAATGTTAGGACAGAGTAAAACACTAGGCAGGGCTTTAGCGTTACAAAGCCGTCGCCGGCTTCGGTGCCTTACCAAATATCATCCAATAGGCCAGCGTGAAGCAGTAGCCTTTGCTCTGCAGGTACTCAATGGTCCATTGCAGGCCATGAGTCTCAATGTTGCTCTGAATCATCCATCGTTGCATGGCTCAGTCCTCCAAGTCTTCACAGGTGGTATTGACGAACAGGTCAGCCTCCACGGCAGTGGCGAAGACTTCCACCAACTGACCATCGTAGTAGGCTCCCCAAGAGGGCAGACGCTCCCCACAGTCGATCATCTCGACAGTAAACAGGCGACGCTCCAGCTTTTCCATGGTGGTCCTCTTACTTAGACAGCTGCTTCAGGGCTTGACCCTTCAGATCATAAACATCGGGCTTGTCCGACAGGTCAAGGATGCTACAGGCCTGCTCCAGTGCCTTAGGAGCCGACAGGCCAGCCAGCATCAGGTGGCGAGACAGGTTGACCAGCACGGATACCGTATGCAGGCTCTTGGCGAGTGGCTTGGAGGCATTCATTGCTTGCTCCTAGTGGTTGCTGTTTCGATGTATCTAGTGTGCCTGTGTGCCCGTACTCTTGCCAATTGATTGTTCCTAAGATACTTCAAGTCTGATAGTCCTAGACTATTCTGCTAGGAACTGACAGTGATCCTATATATAGGACAGAGGACTAGGATCAGGACTCTAGGGACAGACCACAGGGTTGCTCTAGGTATGACTCATAGGCTCCCTCCTAGTCCCCCACTCCAATCCTTTGAGCAACCCGAGAGCTAGACCCCAGAGCTAGCCCTGCAGTACCCTGGAGTGCTATCAAAAGCATAGCAAGGTAGCTCAGCCTGTGGATAACCTGTGAGTAACCCTGACTGGAACCTGACTATTTGACATAATGATTGACGTATTGGTGCCCGACAGGCCCGATGAGCCTAGCTCTAGGGCAGCTCATGAGTGGACAAGCTGTGGATAACCTTAGAGCTCAGCCTTAGGGGGGGAGGGCCTGGCTGGTGTTGCTATAGTGGCGGTAGCCTCTAAGCCACTTAAAAGTAAAAAATAAGGAAAAGTAGACCTCTGGAGTCTGCTATAGAAATGATAGCTAAGTACCTGTCAGTCTTGTAAGAATCCTGTAAGGAAGCCTAGAGGCTAAGACACCATGAATAAATGATCCTCAAAGAGCCTCAAGGGTGGCTAGAAGGAGGCAATCTGAGCACCCTGGAAGGGGAGCTTGAAGGAGAAGCCCTGAACATATACCTGTATGAAACCCCATGGTTCATGTACTTATATGTAAAAGTTCTGTAAAAGTACTTGACAACTAAGTACTAACTATGGTAGAATAGCTCTATAGAGAGAGAGAGTTACCTTAGAGTCAAGTTTAGAAGATGTTGATTAGCTTCAAATACTCAACAGCCTAAAGGTAAGCTCTAAAGTTACTTTAAAGTAGGAAGACAATAAATTTAAGGAATCCTGACTCAAAGGGCCTTAAGGTTTGTTGTCTTATAAAGGTTGTCTTCCCCTTACGGGATAAAGGACTAAAAGTATGGAAGAAATTAAAGTAGAGGCACCTATGGTTGTGTCTACTGAAGAAAAGGCCCCTGTCGTTCCAAAGAAAAGAGGCAGAGGGCGTCCGCCTAAGTCTGACCTTCAGGCTGTCAAGGATCGGACTAAAGGTAAAGTAGGCAGGCCGAAGGGCGACAGTGGGCGGCTCCAAGAGTTCAAGGAGCGGCTTCTGGCTACCGGAGGGAACCGGATTATTGACACCGTAGTCCGTATTGCTCTTACGGACGGACATCCAGGCCAGATGGCAGCATTGAAGCTCGCGTTAGATCGCGTTTTACCTGTGAGTGTCTTTGAAGCTGCAAAGAACAGCGGGATAACCCCCACCGTAACAATCAACATCTCTTCTCTGGGGGAAACCCCTACGGTTGAGTCCGCTCAGGTGGAGGTCTCGGATGTGGACTATAGGGATGTCGAAGAAGAATGAAGTGCTGCGTCAAATGTAAAGAAACTAAGCCTTTAGAACTCTTCGGAACCCGAAAAAGTAATCCTGATGGTAAGCGACATCGCTGCAAGGCTTGTGAGGCTGTTGACTCAAAGGAATTACGACAACGCCAGTTAGCGCAAGACTACGAAGGCACAAGAGCAAAGGAACGAGCCCAGAATCTGAAACGTACTTTTGGAATGACTACGGAAGAGTACGACCGAAAGATGGAGGCTCAAGGGGGCGTCTGCGCGATATGCGGAAAGACCTGCGTGTCAGGGAAGCGACTTGCGGTAGACCATAACCACTCCACAGGAAAGATTAGAGACTTGCTTTGTGGCAACTGCAACGGAGGCTTAGGCAAATTCAAGGAAGACCCTGAACTGTTCCTTAAAGCTGTTGATTATTTAAGGAGACACAATGGCTAACTTGAGCTGGCAACTTTTGCCCTGGCAGCTCCAAGTCTGGAAGTGTCCTGCCCGCTTCAGAGTCATTGCCGCAGGGCGACGTACCGGAAAGTCCAACTACGTTATCAAGAGGCTCTTAGCCAAGGCCCTAGAGGCCCCTGAAGGCTCCGCAGTGGTGTACGTAGCCCCTACCTTGGGACAGGCCCGGCAGATCGCCTGGGACGCCTTACAGGAACAGGGCAAGGGTGTCGTCAAGAGTGCTCACGTTAACAACCTTGATATTGTCCTCACCACAGGACGTAAGATTCATGTAAGGTCTGCTGAGAACCCTGACACCCTCCGAGGCTTGAAGCTGTACTACGCAGCCATTGACGAAGCAGCCTTCACCAAGGATGACACTATCTGGACAAAGATTCTACGTCCTGCCTTGGCGGACTTGGAAGGTGAAGCGGACTTCATCAGCTCCCCTGACGGGCGTAATTGGTTCTATGAACTGTACGAGTATGCCCGTAAGGGTGAAGACCCTGATTGGGCTGCTTTCCACTTCACTACCTTAGATAACCCTACGATCCCTGTAAAGGAGATTGAGGCTGCTAAGAAGACTCTGAGCACTCTGGTCTACAAGCAGGAATTTGAGGCGTCATTCAGTACCTCCGGTCAGGAAATCTTCAAGGAAGAATGGATCAAGGAAGGCCCTGAGCCTGAGTATGGCTCCTACGTCCTTGCCATTGATCTTGCAGGCTTTGAAGACTTAGCCAAAGGTCAGACCAACAAGAAACGCTTAGACGAGTCCGCCATTGCTGTCGTTAAGATCAATGACACTGACGGCTCCTGGTGGATCAAGGACATCATCCATGGTCGCTGGGACATCAAGGAAACGGCTGTAAAAATCCTTACAGCTATCCGAGAGTACCGGCCGGTGGCTGTCGGTATCGAACAAGGCTCTCTGAAGAAAGCAGTACTTCCGTACCTTACGGACCTTATGAGGAAGTACAACATATACATGCACATCACGGAGCTGACTCACGGCAACCGTCGGAAGGCTGACCGGATCGTCTGGAGTCTTCAAGGTCGCTTTGAGCACGGAAGGATCATCTTGAACCCCAAGGCAGACCTAGCGGACTTCAAGGAACAACTCCTGCTGTTCCCCTCCGTAGGCGTCCACGATGACCTTGTGGATGCTTTATCTTACGTCGATCAGCTCGCCATAGCGAACTATAACCAGGACTACGAGGACGAGGGTTATGAAACTTTTGACATCATATCGGGATACTAAACAATGAACGAAGAACCTCAATTACCCGGTCAGGAAGACTCTGACGACTTTGATCGTGAGCTTGTGGCATGGGTGACAGGCCATACGGACCAATGGAGGGACTACCGAGACACCAACTACAGGGACTTGTGGTTGGAGTATGAGCGTATCTGGCGTGGAGTCTGGTCCTCTGAGGACAAAACCCGAGAGTCTGAGCGTTCACGGCTCATCTCCCCGGCTACCCAGCAGGCCATTGAGACTCGCCATGCTGAAATCATGGAAGCCATCATGGGCTCCGGAGAGTTCTTTGACATTCAGGATGACATCAAAGACCCTCAGCATCTGGATATTGACAAACTGAAGGCCCAGCTCCATGAGGACTTCAAGCTCAATGGCGTCAAGAAAGCCGTGGATCAGATCGTCCTCTTGGGTGAAATCTACGGCACCGGCATCGGTGAGATTATCGTCAAGGACGAAGACACCTACAAGCCCTCCACGCAGCCTATTCCTGGCCTTCAAGGTCAAGCAGCCTATGGCGTCATGGAAGGCAGCCGTACCTGCGTCAAGCCTGTTCCGGTCAATCCTAAGAACTTCCTTATTGACCCCAACGCTACCTGCATCGAAGAGGCTCTTGGTGTCGGTATTGAGAAGTATGTCTCTATCCATAAGATCGTGGAAGGCATGGAGTCCGGTAAGTACCGTAAGGTGGCTACGGGTACCCTGTATTCTGACGACAAACTTGAGGCTACGCAAGAGACTACCGACTTCCAGCAAGGCAAAGTCAAGCTCCTGACCTACTACGGTCTGGCCCCCAAGGACATCCTTCAGAAGATCAAGGACGAGGATGTTGAAGAACTCTTCCCTGAGCACTCCGAAGAGAACAAGTATAGCGGTCTGGTGGAAGCCATCATCGTCATTGCCAACGATGGAGTGCTGCTCAAGGCTGAAGAGAACCCCTACATGATGAAGGACCGTCCGGTGATCGCCTATCAGGCCGATACCGTACCGGGTCGCTTCTGGGGTCGAGGCACCGTGGAGAAGGCTTACAACATGCAGAAGGCTATTGACGCCACTCTGCGGGCCGACATGGACTCCAGAGCCCTCACCACAGCCCCTATGGTGGCCTTGGATGCCACTCGCCTGCCCCGTGGAGCCAAGTTTGAGGTCAAACCAGGCAAGGCATTGCTCACTAACGGCAATCCGGCAGAGATTCTGATGCCTTTTAGCTTCGGACAGCACAAGCAAGAAAACGCTATGGCTGCTCAGAACTTTGAACGGATGCTCTTACAGGCCACTGGCACCGTAGATAGCGCCGGAATGCCCTCTCAGGTCGGTGGAGATGCCGGTATGGGCGGTATGAGCATGGCTATGGCAGGGATTATCAAGAAGTACAAGCGTACCTTGACGAACTTCCAAGAGGATTTCCTCATTCCTTTCGTCA